CATCAGCCAAAAACGACGACGTCGACATCGTCTACCACCTCCAACGCGACGGCCACACCATGAAACTCACACGCATCTTCTCCCGCATCGGCTGGGCACCCACCGAAGTCGAACTCGTCGAAGAACAACTCGAAGACGACCACAAACCCATCCGCCTCAAAGAAGCAATGGAAACCTTCACCGAAGAGCACTACGACCTCGCACGCCGCCTCATGATTGGCCTCGGCCTCAAACCAGGCGACAAACACCACAACAGCCAAGCCTTCCGACGCCAAGCCCGAGAAGCAGGCATCAAAGCCCGCAACGACCTATGGGGTCCAGCCCTCCGAGCCATCGCCCAGAATCGCCTCAGAGACCCCCTCAACTAACCCCAAAAACGGGGACACGACTCGGGGACACAGAAATGAAACCCTTGCCAGACAAGGGGACACGGGTGTGTAACGTAGTTACACCCCGTTCCCGTCTCACGAATCAGCATGTCCCAAACACGAATGCACTAACTTCAATACAAGCCTCAACCACCCGCACCCCCACCCCCACCCACTCATGCCCATCTCACGTCCCTGCCTCGGCTGCCGCAACCTCACCCCAACTGGCAACCGCTGCCCAACCTGCCAAACCAAACACCAAGCCCTCATCGACGCCCACCGAGCCCACAAACGAACCCACTACAAAGGCGACTACGCAGCCCGAGCCAAAGCCGTCCGCGAAGCCGCAACCCACTGCTGGCTCTGCGGCCAAGGCCCACGACCCGACGACCCCTGGCAAGCCGACCACATCTACCCAGGACAAGCAGACTCACCACTCGCCCCCGCCCACAGGTCTTGCAACATTCGCCGCCGCTTCATGACTCGAACCGACTGACCCCACCCCCGGCATCAACGGGGGTGGCCTGCAATCTGGCAAGACAAGTGCCACGAAGACCCGCGCCGTTCGCGCATGTGCACAAGGTTGATTGCGCACTACCGCCTAGGCTCTCTGCGTGCCGAGACCACGAACCGGAACAGGCGGCGGCCGCAAGGCCGAACCGATTGAGAAGAAGCGGCTGCGTGGCGCACGGATTCGAGGCCACCTGCCAGCCGTGCCAGTGCCAGAGTTCGCTCTGGCGGTCATCAACGATGGCGAGTTGCCTGAGCCACCCAAGACATTGAGCGAGTTCGGTCGTGCGTACTGGCTTATGTTTTGGGATGCAGGTCGCAGGCATCTGAGCGAGAAGCATGATGCTGCGCTCATTGAGCGGTTGTGTCTGGCGTTTGACCAGGTGGCTCGCATTGAGCAGTGGTTGGGTAGTGATGTGACGCGCTGGTTTTATGAGACGGCCAATGGTCAGTTGGTGACGCATCCGCTCATCAAGCAGAAGTCGGAATTGAACGCGCAGATTACGGCTTGGCTATCGTTGTTGGGGTTCACACCGTCTGACCGGGCTCGTCTTGGTCTCGCCGAGATAAGGGTTGCTAATGAGCTTGACCAATTCCGTCGTCGCAACACCAAGGTGGTCGACGTCGAGGAAGCATCCGCAGTCTGACGGTCAGCGTGTCGTCGATTTTGCGTCGACGTTCATGCATGTATCCAAAGGGGTACGAGCGGGGCAGTCGTTTGAGTTGACGGCGTGGCAGAAGCAACTCATCACGAATCTGTATGAGCGCAGGCCCGATGGTCTGCTTCGGTATCGGCGAAGTCTGATTGGGTTGGGTCGCAAGAACGGGAAGTCGTTGTTGGGTTCGTTGATTGCGTTGTATGGCTTGATTGAGGGTGAGCATGGGGCTGAGGTGTATTCGGCTGCTGGTGATAGGCGTCAGGCGCGTGTGGTGTTTGATGAGGCGAAGTGGCAGGTGCAGCAGTCGCCTGCGTTGAGTGGGATTTGCAAGGTGTATCGGGATGCGATTGAAGTGCCATCAACGCACAGCGTCTACCGAGTGTTGTCGAGTGATGCGAAGTTGCAGCAAGGTCTGAACCCGAGCACGGTCATCTTTGACGAGTTGCACGTTCAGCCGAACTCGGAACTGTGGGACGCCCTGACGCTAGGTTCTGGTGCGAGACGCGACCCGCAGATTGTTGCTATCACGACTGCCGGGTACGACTTGTCGAGTATCTGCGGGACGCTGTACGCCTACGGCCAGAAGGTGTGTCGTGCCGAGATTGAGGATGATGCGTTCGGGTTTTGGTGGTGGGAAGCGCCGGAGGGTTGTGACTTGAATGACCGTGATGCTTGGTTGCAGGCGAATCCGAATCTTGCTGAGGGTTTGCTGGACATGGAGGACATGGAGATTGCGGTGCGTCAGACGAGCGAAGTTTCGGTGCGCAGGTATCGGTTCAATCAATGGGTTCGTACTGCTGAGGATTCGTGGTTGCCTGCTGGGGCGTGGGAGTTGTGTCGAGACAACGAATTGAATCTTGTGCCTGGTGCGCCGACGTGGGTTGGGGTGGACATGGCGTTGAAGCGTGACACGACTGCGGTTGTTCTGGTTCAGCGTGTTGAGGGTCGGCTGGTTGCACGGGCGAAGATTTGGTTGCCGGAAGGTGGCGTGCTTGATGTGTCTGCCGTCGAGTCGTATCTGCGTGAGATGGCGCAGAAGTACGACATTCAGGAGATTGCGTTTGACCCTGCGTTCTTTATGCGTACCGCCGAGGCGTTGGCGGAGGACGGGTTCCCGATGGTTGAGTATCCGCAGTCGCCGCAGCGAATGATTCCTGCGTGCGGCAACCTCTATGAACTCATCGTGAATCAGAAGCTTGCGCATGACGGAAATCCCATCTTCTCTGACCAAGTCCTGTCTGCTGCGCAGCGTGTCAAGGACAACGGGTGGACGTTGAGTAAGGGTAAGTCGAAGCGGAAGATTGACGCGGTGATTGCGTTGGCGATGGCAACCGACCGAGCCACTACGACTGCACCGGAGGAACCGACGCCTGGTTTCTTCGTGGTGTGACTACGATTGTTCGTCTAACCTAGGAGGTCAGGATGGTCGTGTTCGTGCTAGAACTTCTCGGAATCTTCTCGCTGGTCGCAGCGGGCTTCCTCGTATCGCCAGCCCTTGGGGCGATGGTGTTCGGGGTGGCTTGCCTTGGTGCGGCGTTCGCCTTGTCGCGCAGTGTCAGTAAGGATGAGGGCAAGTGATTTTCGACCGCATTGCATCAGGCCGTCGACAGGACGAAGAGCGAGCAATCTCGTTTCAGTCGCTGTTTGCGCTCGGTGACGGTTACACGTTCACAACGAACTCTGGCGTGTATGTCACGCAGGAAGATTCGCTCAAGATTGGTTCGGTGTATTCGTGCGTGCGTCTCATCGCCGACACCATCGCCAGCCTTCCGGTTGACTCGTACATCCGCCAAGAAGGTGTGCGTCTCCAATACCGTCCACGTCCAGCGTGGCTTGATGCACCCGACATCGGCGTCACGAAGGACGACCACTTCCAGCAGGTGCTCGTTTCGTTGCTGTTGAATGGCAACTCGTTCACTCGCATCATCCGTGACGAGGACGGCGAAGTGCTCGCTCTCTCGGTGCTCAATCCGCAATACACGGAAGTGCGACGCGACAACTACGGGCGTCTCTTCTACGTTCACAACGAGCGTGACCGCATCGAAGACGTCGACATGATTCACATCAAAGACTTGGTGCTGCCCGGTGAGTTGCGTGGCAAGTCACGCATCGACCTCGTCAAAGAAAATCTCGGCCTGTCTCGTGCGCTTGAAGAGTTCGCCGCACGATTCTTCGGACAGGGTTCGTCAACGACTGGCATCATTCAGTTTCCAGGCAACTTGTCTCGTGAGCAGGCGAAGAATCTTGTTGATGCGTTTGAGGACGGACACAAAGGTCTGCGCCGCTCGCACCGACCAGGAATCCTGTTCGGTGGCGCAACATTCCAGAAGACGGGTGTTGACCCGAACGAATCACAGTTCCTTGAGTCACGCATGTTCGCGGTCGAGGAGATTGCTCGCATCTTCCGTGTTCCTCCGTCAATGATTGGTGTGACGACGCCAGGTGCGATGTCGTATGCGTCGGTCGAAGCAAACCAGTTGCATTTCTTACAGCACACGCTCACCCCGTATCTGTCAAAGATTGAGGCCGAATACAGCGTCTTGTTGGCTGGTCGTGCGTTCATTCGTTTCACGACCGCAGGTCTTTTGCGTGGCGACATTGCGGCACGCAACGCTTCCTACCAGTCAGGGTTGTCGAACGGTTATCTGTCGGTCAACGACATCCGACGCTTTGAGGACATGACCCCGATTGAAGGTGGCGATGTCTACCGTGTTCCGTTGACCAACATTGACATCACCGCAGCGAACCTCGCCGACCTTGACCGCAAGTCCGCTATCGCGCAACGTCTCATCGCTTCGGGTTTCCAGCCTGCGGCTGTGCTTGAAGCTCTTGACATGCCACCGATTGAGCACACTGGTGTTCCGACGTCTGCGCTTCAGCCTGTGGCCGCAATCAACCCAATCGCACCAGCAAGCGTTTACGACGCTGGCACACGCGAACTGAACTTGAACATGCCTGAGCAGGTCATTCATGTTGCACCGCCTTCGGTTCACGTTGATGCGCCTGTGGTGAACGTGCCAGAAACAGTCGTCAACGTCAACGTCCCTGAGCAGCGCACCGTGGTGCGTCAGGTTGTGCGTGGCGATGACGGACGCATCACTGAAATCGTGGAAAGGGTTGAGGGCTGATGGCAACAGGCATTTCTTCTTATTTGGCAAACGCATGGCTTGACGCCACTGGCAACAACACATCTTTCGCAGTTACGACCGTGTACGTCAAACTGCACGTCGGTGACCCTGGTTCGGCTGGTACAGCTTCTCCGGCAACCGAAACGACACGCAAGTCCGTGTCGTTCGCCGCCGCCTCTGGTGGCTCGATTGCTTCGGATGCCGACGTCACTTGGACAAACATCGCTGGCTCACAGG